TTAACTTCCTGCTGGGTGTCGTTTGACGGCGCAACAGGCTCTTCAGATTTGGTATCTGCAACCTTAGCAATCATAGTTCTATATACTCTACTCCAGCAATGAGGACAACGCACATAGCTGACGATATCCTCAATGCTCTTCACTTGTAGTCCATCTTTCATGCTCTTATGAGCGTCAAGAACAGCAAGTACCTGAGTACGAATCTCAGGCTTTAATTTATCCATTTCCTCTCTTACCACACCTTCAACTATCCATCGTTGATACATGGCAGCCAAATCAAGTACTTGGTTACTGAATGTACATTCAGCCTGTTGGTCATAATCGAAACTATGCCCGCACTCCGGACAAGTGACCATAGCAGTTTCACCTGTAAGAGCTTTTGTTATTAATCCTAACTTCATATCCAAATCATTTAAGCGCTCATCTGAATAGCGCATTGTTAATGCTTTCTGAATCAACTCTAAAGAAGCCGTTAATTTGGAACGCTGTGTATCAAGGGAATCATCACTCTTGATACCAACTAAGAAAGTTTGAGGATTGGCTCCCCATGCCTGCAAAGTTGAAACCTCGCCTAAAAACCATTCCAAAACAAGACCGGGATTATCCTTGTCTCTTCGAATAGCCTTTACTCCTATCGAGTGCTCAAGTGTTTTCCCACATTCAGCGTATAACTTATAGTCCTCAAAAGTTTCTTTTGCTATCTGTTTGTTTAGATTCATTTTGGATACAACCACAAGATTATAGTTTTCTTCTTTCGCTTCAATAGGGCAACCTATAAGTTTCGTTTTATCATGGTCAAGCAAATGCTTTCCACGCTTCAAGAAAAACTCATTAATCGTTTTATTAAACGAACCACTCGCAGATGTTTCTTTCTGTGAATCTTCAACACCGATTCCATTTACGGCAATCGTAACAATCCCCTTCTCTTCATCAACATCATTTGCCTTCGTTTTCAGTTGAAGGCTTTTCAACTCTTTGTCCATTGTTACTTTCCTTTTTAGTTATACTTATAATTGATTTTACTACCTCGCGCTCCTCATTTGACATCTCATACAGTAGCTTATCAAATAAAGGAATCTCTATTTTACATTCTCCAATACGCGCCCGGTAATCATTCAAGGTTATGACACCATTCATAAACTCTGTCATGGCACGTTCTGAAACAATTGTGCTCACCTCTTCTTTTTCTTTCTGACCTTCCTGTAGACAGTCAACATGGCTATAATCAACGTCGATGTAATAGCCGTCGCGGTCATAGCCAAACATTTGTGTAATTTCCTCACAGAATCGCTTTGCCATCGGTATAACTTTAGAAGTATATACCGTTTTCTCAGCCGTTTTTTGATTTGAAAATGTACTTTGGTCTTTTCGAGGAACAAGAACAGAAGGTATTCCTAAAGCTCCGGCGATCATAATAGCATCATTTAAAGTTTCCTCGAATGGCTGCAACTCTTGAATACTAAGGCTAGTACGAATGAAATCTACAGGAATACCACTAATTGCATAAGGGAACTGGCTATCATCTAAACCATAAGTATTGTCATACTCTTCACGAAGTTCTTTCTTTTCATCTGGAGTCATAGCTATTGTACCTGTTTCATCTTTCATTGCAGAAACGACAAAGCCAAGAGCACCCCGTTTTACATAAATAACATTTCTCGCCTTATATACAGGAATAAGATTATCAATAGCCATTTTTACTGAATTAAGTATAGAATGCCCCTTTATAAAATAATTCCCATTAAATTCTGCATTTCCGTCTTGATCGTGAAAAATAACACATGGATCTATTTGTTCAGTGAAATTCATACCACACTGAAGCTGATAATAGTCTATAATATCCTCCTTTTCTGCAACACCAAAAAGAGGAATATTATTCTTCAACACAATATTTACTTTATCAGGTGGTAATACCCAGTAATTCCGGCATTTCTTGTATATCGGAGTACGAAGATGATGAAAAGCTCCTGGTATAGCACATTTAATATAGCTGTTCCCTGTAGTTAACTTATATACGAAGTGCATATATACAAGTCTCTGAAATGATGATAAGCAGTTTGGTCTACTTAACATCTCATTAAATTGCTGATTGTTCCACACCACTGAATCATCAGAAACTTTCTTCAGTAAGAACTTACCACCAGCAATACGACTTGCAATATAATCAATAGGAAAAAAGACTTCCCCTACGGTGCAGAACAAAGTTAGAAAATTAGCATCGGCAACATAAGGACTGAAATAGTCCTCTGTTATCCTCAAACGTCTTTTAGGTAACATATGCAGTACCTTGCCTACCTCTTCGGCGACAAGCTGCGATATATCTGTACTCTTCTTATTTAATAATCCGAAAAACGCCATATTAATTCTGTTTGCGACAAATATATGTAGAAGAATAAATGGTTTTTCAAAACTGCAAAATCTTGAAATTTAGCACAAGGCATAAAACACACGCTACAATCTATTAATCAGAGACTTATAAGCCGTTCTAATGCGAACACGATTTTATTAGATAATATGCTAGGCCACTTAACGCAGTACTTCCTTCTTTCTCTTCACTATCTAAGTTATAATCTAAAACATTAGATAAAAAAGAACTATATTCATCTGATTCATCCAATTTGCTACTCGATAACAATATGTTCTCTTTTATAAAGTCAGACGTAGCCGCTATTCTTCTATCAACATCTGAATATTCAGGTAATACCTTAACATTAGGAAGAACTTTCCTTATTTCTCTAATCATCGAGAAGAATGCGCTTGAACATTCTGCAACATACTTTGATGCTTCGTGACTTATGATTGACTCTTTTACATCCTCTATAGATTCTTGCTGTCTGAATGCAACATCTACTAAATGCCATTTATCACCACACTGGAAAATCTGAAGAAGAATAAACTTACTATTTATGTATGGAATGAAATAAACAATCTTATTATCGTATGTGTATTCCCTATCTGGATTAAAGAATGAGAATACACCTTTATTGCCGTATAGGTTTCTCTTTCTCCTGTTACTAAACTCTATATACTGCTCATTACACAAATCTACAACGACATACCGAAATGTATCGGATAAGTGCCCGTGTTCCTCATAAGTTTGCATAGTAGTTTTATTCTTGACCTTTGTTTTGAGAATGGCACCGTTAGCATCCTTCTGTACACTCATGTAATCCTCAATAGATACCGAACATGATTCGTCGATGTATATCTCTATACCAGGAACAGTACAATCAAAGATAGCATTGATAAACTCACCGGTCATGGCAACACTCGGATTCTTATTGCCTACCTTATCCTCAATCTCAAATCCTTCTTTCTGCAATGTATCTATGAATAAGTCCATCCAAGAGCGCTTCTCATCGTCAATACTGTTTGCTGCTTTCGTTGAGGCATCACCATGCACATAGACCTTATCACTGTACTCAATAGATTTTAAATACTTGGCTACTAGTTTAGAAGATTTCTTTACCGTGTTATTCGGGCTTTCACCGCACGTTTCATGGAACTGCCAAATCTTGGTACCGGTAGTGAAATCTACTTGCCAGTATGACACACTGATATATGGCAGTACATTGTTATCAACTGATATATGAATAGGCAGGCCCGGGACATACCTATGTTCACCGGAATGTTTGCCGCGATTGAAGGAACCGAAGAACTCGCTACCGGTACGAATAACACCCCACTCTCCCAATGCATACACATTATAATAATCCGGATCGTGAACTCTATCATACTCAAAGTCGGCAACACATTGCTCATCATAGAAACCATACGTACCGTCAGGACTACCGACAACCCAAAAGTTATTCAGATAGGTAGACTGGATAATGACAGTATTTGACGCTTGTTCCTCAATTTGCTTTGTACGAGGATTGAGTATTTGCCTGGGCGCATTCTTCTTTACCGATTTGACCTTAGTAAGTTCTTCGGGCAACTCTTTGCCAGCAATGGTAACAGTCATCGGTACATCATGCCATTTATCTTTATCGATAAACTCTTTCTTTATCCAATGGCTTTCACTGATCGGGTTAAAGGTACAAATAATTTGCTGACCTTTCTTACCACGCAAACGCTTACGTAGCTGCTTGAAATCCGGATGCTCGAACTCTGACCATTCTTCTAACTGAACACGTTTGTAGTTAGAAATACCTTTTATCTTCTCCGGATCGTCAAGACCGGAGAAATCTATCTTTGCACCATTAGCCAGGCATTTAATAGTATTCTGTTGGAACTTGAACAAATGGGATATGCCAAGCCCGGCCGCAGCGACTTTATAATCTTCATAAATGGTTTTGAGAATAGAAGCTCCTACCTTACGCATGACAAGAGTGTTCTCACCGTCCTGTAATGTCTGTATCAGTATAGTTTGTGCCACACTATACGACTTACCGGAAGATGATCCTCCATATAAAATGATAAAACGGATAGTTTCATCATTTAAGTAATTCAACAGGTAGAATCCGTTTGGATTTAGCTTCTTATAATTTATAACCATATTGTTCTAAAAGTAAGGTTCCTCCGTAGGGAGAACACCGAAAGCAGGGGGTTAAATTGTTCTATTCCTCCGATTTTTCATTATCATCAAAGCCGATACGAAGTTCACCGACTTTATTTCCATCACCACCTTTGATGTTAACATTCTTATCTGCTTCCCATCCATTCCATGCGCCAAGAATACGGGCGGCTTCTGTCTTGCCGTTGAACTCATAGGTAACTTCTCCTCTCTTATTCTGTATCTTCTTCAATGCGTTACGGGCACGTTTTGGAAGTTGGGAAGGAGTTCTCATTTTTGTTTTCCCGGTTGCAGGGTCTATAAAATGAAGATCATCGGGATTGGCGAGTACAATATCCATTAATACCTTCTCGACCGTTTTCCTCTCTACTTCAGACTCTTTCGCTCTCTGTTGCTTAATCTCGCTTATCCTTGCACTTACCTTGCTATTCGCTAATAGTCTGCTAGCAGCACTCCAAATCGTTTCAGGCTTCATGTTAGAAGCATTATAAGCCATTCGATATGCTTCACTTGCATTTCCTTCTGTATCAACATAGTATTGACAGAATCTCTCTTGTTTAAATGTTAATGGTTCATCTTTACTCATAGCTTCAAATTATTAAATTCCTGCATGGAGAAACAATGATAGTTACTCAACATGCAGGAATAAATTAGAATGGTTGTACATTCATAGGATTTCTATTTCTCCGCCCCCGCATTTTTTTGAGAATTATCCTCTCCGCATGGCGAATATTTTTTTTACTCCGTCTTCGACTGACGTATAGGACAAAGGTACTAAATAGATATCCCGGTTCACCGATTGCTCTAAATTGTCAAAATCACGTTTCCCGTTAATCACCTCAATTTCAATCGGTTTGTAGTATTTTACTAAAGTTGCAAAATACATAGTAGTCACAGGCTGGACGTTACATATGTTGATGAGCTGACGATTACACCCCACCGCATATATAAGTCCCTCGACAATATCATCTATGTAAGTGAAGCACCGGATATTCTGACCACAGTTGTATAAAGACACGTTTTCCTTTTCCAACAGGAACCAGAGAAGAGTTCTTTTTCGCGGATTAGGTCCATATACATTATGCAGCCGGCACCCAGTCGCAGCATTACAATAGATAGATGCATACTGTTCATCGAAATACTTGCTTATTCCATACATGGAAGTAGTATTCTCCGGATTCGCAGTTGATGAACTGGCATACACTAACTTTACATGATACTGGTTACATGCATCAGCAACTCGCATAAAGGTATCAATATTATCTTTCCGGATCTGCTCCAGATTTCCATTGAATACACTTGTTTGTGCTGCCAGGTGAAATACACAGTCGATATCACCGTACTTTAGAAGTTCACATACTTTTGAAGCTTCAGTACCGTTCTTTCGATCGATACCTATCACTTCAACATTTCTTTTCGCTAATTCTTGGCAGAGGGCTTTACCTATGAAGCCTTCACTGCCGGTTACTATTATTTTCATCATCACAAAAAATAAAAGAGTGCATCCCGTTTTTGGACACACCCTAGTTCAACTTTTAAGAAACATAATGTTGTATTTTTTAACCATTCAGCAATATTTTCTTCTAATCATTCCTATCATATACAAAAACAATATCAGCCTAATACCACAACCTAATTTGTTAAAATATTAATATTTCATTATAATACATAACATGAGAGAAATAATTCCATCTACTCATGTATTACGATAGAAAAAATAACAGTCAAAAATCTGCTTCTTTTTGCTAAATAGAAAAATAAATCGTTTCATTAAAACAAATTCATTACCTTTGCAACCGTTAATAGATTTCTTAACTAGGAATATATTAAAAAATTAAAGTACAATATAATATAAAAAACACGATATCATGATTTTTTCGCTTAGTATGTCAACAATTATATGGGTTGGCGGAATCATTCTCGGCACATTCATTTTTTATGTGTATATAAAAAGATTAAATAATAAGGGCAAACTAGTATCAAACCGTCGTTGGATTGAAAATATCCCTTCAATTATTTCTACATTAGGAGTACTAGGTACATTCTATGGTATCACAACGGGACTTCTTTCTTTTAACTCAAATGATCTTGACACAAGCATCCCAGAATTGTTAGATGGGCTAAAAACAGCCTTTTTTACATCAATTGCTGGTATGGTAGGTTCTTTACTCTTGTCAAGAGTAACTAATTCATATTTTGATAAAGCAGATGGTGGTATTTCAGATGCCAACCATGCAGCATCACAAATATGTCAAGCAGTCCAACAAATGAGTCAAAGTAACATGACCACTATTAATGCCTTAAAAGAACAAGCTGAAAACCAAGCTAAAAGCCAGACTGCTTTCTATCGTACTGTTGGCGATATCCTCACCTCTCTTCAAACATCTTACATAAATACAGAAAATGCAATAAACTCAATGGTTGTTTTAGCTCGAAGTCAAGAAGTAGCTCTCAACGACCTTAGAAATAAAGCCGAAAGTGCTACTCTTTCTCTAGGTACAGTAGAAGAAAACTCTACCTCTCAAACTGCTGCACTTACAAATATCCAACTACAAACGAAAGAATTGACAAATATTAATCATAATATTAATGAAATGCTTGACGTTCTTTCAGGTATGAGTAGTGCCCAAGAAGAAATATCTGAAGAAGTTAAAGCTTTTGGAGGAAAACTTCATTCAGAAGTTGTTGAAATTGAAGATAAAATGGATGCCACAAATCATTTGTTAGTTGCTAAATTCAATGAGTTTTCTGAACTATTGAAAAAGAGCAATACTGAAGCCCTTGTAGAAGTAATGAAAACTGTTACAGAAGAGTTTCAGAAACAGATGAATGCACTCATTAATAAACTCATTCAAGAAAATTTCGACCAACTAAACCAAAGTGTAGAGAAACTCAATACTTGGCAACAAGAAAATAAAAACATGATATCTTCTCTTACTAAGCAATATAAAGAGATGGCGAACAATTTTGATAGTACTTCTACTACACTTACAAAAGTTAGTGATGACACAAAAACTCTCGTCAGTGAAGGTGGCAAGCTCAAACAACTTATTGACTCTCTTAATCAGGTTATTATCGAAGACCAAAAATTTATTGATGTTTCAAATAAACTTCAAGAAACAGCGACTCTCTCAAAAAACAATATGGAGCAATTTGACGAATCTACGAAAGTTTTAAATGATTGGGTTCGAAAACAACGTAATTTCGTGGATGGCGTACAACTTCTTATTGAAAAGCTCGACGAACTCAATAAAATCCGTGATTATGGCGAACAGTTCTGGAAAGGTACAAAAGAAAAAATGGAAGAAGGAGTTAGTATAATCACAAAAGGATCTCAAACTCTCAACACACAATTAACTTCACTTGATCGTCAATTTTATAATCGGTTAGGTGCCACACTTGCTGAACTAGACAACTGTATTACTAAAATGGTTGAACACGTCAATAATCGTAGATAATTATGGCTAAGTCTAATGTTTGGATGTCAGTTTCTGACCTAATGACAGGTCTCATGGTTATATTTCTGTTCATAGCAATAGCCTACATCAGCCGCGTAAAACAGAATCAAACTGTACTTACAGATTATATTGAAACAAAAAACAAACTTCACAACAAACTTGTTAAAGAATTCGCTGGTGATACTTTACAATGGCAAATGGCTATTGGCAAAGATCTTTCCATGAAATTCAAGGAACCAACTGTTCTTTTTGCTTCAGGATCAGCTGATTTGACACCTCGTTTCTGTCAAATCCTCAATAACTTTCTGCCCAGGTATTTCAACATCTTACTCAATGATAGTTTACGAAGCAATATTAGAGAAATTCGAATTGAAGGCCATACAGATAATGTACCGATGCCTAGTTATGATATGGATTCTTATATTGCCAATGTTATTCTATCCCAAAAACGTTCACTTAGTGTATTAAAGTATTTCCGAAAAATGGAAGTTTTCGAAAGATACACTCAAGAGCAACAACGCTTACTTGAATTTTGGTTCACAGCTAACGGGCTTTCTTATGGCAAATCACTTGATAGCAATGGTGATTATACTATTACTACAGGCAAGGAGATTGATAAAGAAAAATCTAGGCGTGTAGAATTCCGAATAGTTACAAGTGGCGATGATATACTTGAAAACTTCGTGAATAAAAATAAAAACTGATATCTATGAATACTGACGAGCCTTTTTACCAGTTTGATTGTCTAAAATCCCAGCTTAGGACTATGGGGATTGAGATTGGAGAAGCATCACCATGGACCCCGGTAGGAACAATTGAAGTTCTTCCTGAAGATATTGGAACAAAAATAAAGTTTGAAGAAAACGGCATCTTTTACATTGATGACAACAAGATAGAACATCAAGGTTTCATGTATAAACGTAATTTCTATTTTCATGATTATGGAGAAGCAATGCCCAAATTTCATATAAGAAATTGCGAGACACTTCAACTCTATGGCAAAGACGCTTATCGTTTTGCAAATAATGAACCCATTAAAGTCTTTGCAAGAGATAGAGCAGTTCGCCATGAAGTAGAAGTTTCCGGATTACAGCTATGTAACTATTGTGCCAATATACTTGCTGGAGAATTAACTAATAAAATTTATAATTCCACTGATTTTGTAGAGTTCCTCAAACAAACAGAAGGTATTTTCTCTGATGAAAATAGAGATGTTGATGTTGACATTTTTGGCTATACCAAGAATTGGGAACAAATAAGTCATGTGTATCGTTCTTTGCATAAATTCACATGTGAACGATGCGGTTTGCAAATAACTAACCTTCTTGATCAACATTATATACATACTCACCATAAAAGTGGAAACAAAATAGATAATCGAGAGACTAACCTTGAATGTCTTTGCGTTCGTTGCCATTCGGAGGTAGATGAGCGGCATAGGAAACGTCTTAGCACAGGAGCAAATAGAATTATATTGGAAGACTTCAATGAGAAATTCCCTTCTTATACCAAAGATATTTTAAAAGATGACGATTTACCTTTTTAATACACTTTAAAAGTAAACTACTTTCTTTTCTCGATATTTCCTGTATTTTTGTAAATGAGACTGTCACTTATTACAAAATTTACCAAATTAGCGGATTTTAGAGGCGGGTATTGAGTTACCCGCCTTTTTATTTTAGTTAATCCCATAGTGCAAACTCATACACCCATACATAAGGATTCCTTTCCCATGTACCTTTGCCGGATACTTTATCTATCAGGACAGCAAAGGCTTCTTTGGGGTTCTTAAACCAGCGAGAAGCAAAGTATTTATTATCTCCGTTCAAAAAAGCATCATAAGCATAAAGAAAAGGGGATTCATCAGATATTACCTCTTGCCTAACAATTCCTTCTTTCAAGCAATCTTCATTGGATATATCTTGCAAACACTCTACTTTTACATTGGCTATCTTTATGTGATGTTTACAAGCATACGACTTAACGAACATCTTGTTATTCCAGCCGGCGGAATCTTTCATGAGGCCGCGAACGCTTAAATCTTTCGGATGCCTGTTTAGTGAGCCTGGATCATACCCTGAATCCTTGTAGCTCTGTGATATTGCGACCACTTCGCCAACTTGGTATCTTGATTTAAGCCAAATCGCACATACTAGACTTGGTGGACAAGTCGGAATTTTCCCCATAAGTATATTTGCGTCATGTTGTGACAAGTACGCAATTCTTCTCGTCATAGTCTTTCGACCATCTAATACAGCTTGCGTTAAGCCGTATTTATCATTGAACATGATCTTCTTCATTTCTGATTTGTTATTAGTTAATTCCTAACACTTGCTTAATACTTTGTTGTATCATGCTTTTACCAATCTGTTTTCCACGCTCTTCATCAATATTCTCTTTAAAAAAAAGGATTCCGGAAAGAGTATTTAATGCCTTTGTTCCTATGTGTTTCCTAAAATCACATATATTATTTGCGTCATCATATACGTGAAAAACTTCACTTGAATCTAGCGGATCATTGCAACTATATCCCATTAATTCATTCAAAATATTATTCATTTCTTCAAATGAAAGTTTTCTGTTGAGTAATTCGTTTATGTTCATATCTTATCTTGTTTTACGTTATTCTTTCAAAAGTTCATTGATACAATTCACCAAGTCCCGAATGAACTCCTCTTTGTAGTCTTGATGATTGGTTATATTAGCATCTGTAGTAGGGTGTAACCCAGCAGTGAAAAATCCCATATAGTCATAGTCCCACACGTCCAATAAGTAACCTTTTAGAGCAAGTTCTTCATGGATGTACATTAATTTGTTTACATCCCTTTCCTGGTTGAGCGTTTCAATCATTACGCACCCCGGAAGTATATCTACATCATCTTCGGTTATTTTCATTATTTTATCAATTTTGCTACTACTTAGTTAATCCTTTCAAGCCAATCACTAACGCATTTTTCTGCTTCCGAATAACTCGCAAACGTTCTTTTTTCAACAGTTACACAGTATCGCATTAATTCACTACGAATTATCCCGGCATCATCTTTCCAAACGTTTATAGCTCCGTTATCTCCGGCAGAAGTACAAGCGTATCCAAGTTCAAGGGTTGCCTCTATATCGTTTACATTCTCAAACCAATACGCATCAATTTTATGCTTTTTTACTCCTGTAAGCCCTTCTAATTTGCAGATAGGCTTTGCCTTCTTTACAACTATACTTTTCTTCATTACTATTCAGTTTTGAATTTACTTGTACCAACGTCCACCACAATATTTACATACGAAATATTTTCCCATACT